TAATTTATTGACACCTGATTTTTCTATTGACAGTTTTATCTATTGACACGTGTCATATATATATATAATATATTAAAATCAAAAAGCACTTAAAGATATAACACTTAATATAATAAAGGTATAACACATAATATATAACATAATAATAATAATAATAAATTTGAAATCTATATTTACATAAATCTAATTATAAATAAATAATGTCTGACGAACAAGCAATGGAAATCATTGAAAATCTATCTGAAGAACTTGGTGAAAAAGAACTGACAATCATGAAATTAGAAAAATCATTAGAAGAACAAACTAAAGTTCTAAGAAAAATGACAGAATTATGTGAAATTAAACAATATAAAATTGATTTCATGGAAGATCACGGAGATAATACATTTTGTCCAAGTTGGATAATTGGTAATAACACTGAAGAAGATGACGAACTAATGATTAAAGTAGTATTACATTATTTCGGTGGTAAAATTATGCATCAATCTGATATTATCAAAGAATATGGTGATATTGATTTTGACGAAGAAGGAGCAATTCCAGGAGTAGATATAGAAGATTTAGATAATGATACTGGTAATTTCTGGGTCTGTGAAAGATAATGAATTATGTAGTATTATTTAAATATTTTGTCATAGGCCCATTAAATCCACTTAATCTAACTTCAGGGGTGCCATCCTTTCTAAATTTTTTTATACATATAAATGGATATTTATTACATAAATATTCTTGTGCTGTTTTATTCATTTCAAATCTATCAATCCCTAAACCACCCGGTGCATTATATTTAGTTATAAAACATACATCATTATGTCTGAGAATTCCTCCATCTTTTAAATAAAATTTTATTGATTGTTCATAATCTTCCTTTGATTCTGATTCTTCACTCGGATATAAATCTGGATCATGTCTATTTATATACATATGACAAACTCCAATGATAAATTTTAAATTAGTTGAATATCCCGATTCTAACCAGAAAGGATTATGATGTCCAACAAATCCCGCCAGATATAAATTTTCTTTTTTTAAAAGTTCAAAAGTATTATTAAATAATTTATTTAAATCTTCTATTTTTTCTAATTTTGTTTCATTTAATTTTTGAAATGATTCAATGTCATCGTCACATGAAACTATATATGTATTCTCTGGAAAATATTTACTAATAAATATTCTTTGATTCCTGATACCTAATTGACCCACAATTATTTTATTATAGTTTTCTTTATTTAAAATATATTTATAAACTAATTCTTCAGAAGCAGTTGCAACAAATATAAATATTTGTTCAGGCTTAATACCACCTTCTTTAAGAGTGATTAATGTTTTATCATTTAATTCTTTTGCTCTGTTGTAAGAGGGAATTGCTATAATAAGATCCATATTTATTTATAAAATATATTTTAAATAATTTATAAACTTTAAAACCTTTCTAATGAGACCGAGAACCTATGAAGACTTTTTTTTGAATTCATTTTGAAAATTTATTTTTTTTTTATAAAACTTTTAAAATTATAACTCTTACAAGTTTTACTTCTTATTAGAAAGATAATGCCTATAATATTTTAACAATTAATTATATATTGATAACATTTCAATATAATCGCAAATTAATATTAATCTTTTTTTAGATTGCCATAAAGATTTCCACTTTTGTTCTTCCAGATATTTACATCCATTATTTTCCCACCATATTCTATTATTTTCTTTTTTTCTATCTTTATTATTTTTAGAATATTTTTGTTTTAATTCTTTTGTATATTCATCTGTTGAATGTGCCCTAATAATATTTACTAATTTAAAACCATTTTCTTTATAAATATCCATCCAATATTGTTCTCTCATTCTTAATTCCTCGCAATCATTACAAGAATATTTTTCAATTAAAATAATATCACATTTACCTTGCTCAAATAAATATTTACTACTACATTTAGAATTTTTAATTTTATGATTATATAATCGTTTTCTTAAATCCATACAGCAACTACCAATATAAATAGAATCATTATTATCACAAATAATTTTATAAATTCTTCCATTACTGTATTGAACCATAACTATATTAATATATATTAAATTATCTTTAAGTATTCTTCACTATTCTTCATTATTTCATTGTTAATGCCTGAACTATTTTATATTTATCTTGAATATTGAAACTTATATCTATCATATTTTTATCTTTAAAAAAATCTTTATTAATTGTGTTGTCTGAATGACAAATACAGAACATGACATTAGATATATCAGTTAGGCCTATTGTTTTTTCATTCATTCCGTCAAGCATTTTAGTACCTTCACCTTTCGAACTATTTTCAAAACCACCCATTGCTTTAAAATATTTTTTATTAAACATCATTGTTGCTTCGTGTATCATTCTCTTTTTTTCACATTGAATTCCTGTAACAATCCATTTTTCAAATATGTCAAGTGTTGGATAAACAAATAACATTTGATTAGATCCTACTATATTATATTTACCTTCTTGCATAATTTCTAATGAATGTTTTAGATAATCCTGGTGATATAAATCGTCTGAATCCATATACGCACACATATTATATTTAGCATTTTTTACTAATTTATTTCGTTTATATCCTATACTTTTCCTTCCTGTTTTATCATTTATATATTTTAATTTTATTGGTTGTATTTCTTTTTGAAAATTTATTAACTCTTCATTATTTTTTAAAAATAAATCCTCTTTAGGAGCATCGTCTAAAATTATTAATTCTAAAAGTGTTTGGTCATAATTTAAATTATTTAGATTATAAATTATTAAGTTTTTAAAATTATTTCTTTTATAAATTGGAATTAAAATAGAGATATTCATTTATATATAATTATATATTTATTTATTATTTTTGGCGTATATGGAACACCACAGTCGTCTTTCCAGCCAATCCTGTTGCAAGTGTTTCATCACCATACACTAAATCCACCTCCATAGTAGATATAAATAAATCTTCAGTATTATTAATATTTAGATAAACCATTTCAGCAGGTTCAAAATGTAAAGAACCAGTTTCTTGACCACTGTTAGAAAATGTGGGAACATGATACAATATATTAGATAACGCTGCTTTACTAAAATTAGCAGAAATTATTGGAAAATTCTTTAGTCTTATAAATATAGATTCTTTTGATACTAATACTGGAACACTAGAAGATTGAAAATTTATTACTAATCCAGCACCTAAATCACCTGTAATTGGTGTCGCTGAACCAAACTTTCTGAAACCAAATATATATTGAGTATTTAATCCTATACTACCTAAATACCAACTTCTAGAGGGTGTAGTTACAATTCTAGCATCGCATGCCATAAGACCTATTCCAGAAACACCGACTTGAGTATATAATAAATCTGATACAATTAAATCATTGGCGGTATCATAATAACAGAATAATGAATTATCTAATAATTCACATTCCGTTAAATCTCCATCACAATTTCTTTCATTATACCAATCTAAATCTTGACATTTACCATATTCATAAGGAACACCAGCAGAAACTACCACTTCTACTCCAGAAAAAGTTTCTAAAAACATTTTTTTAGTATCTGCTAATATTAATTTAGGAAATAACCATCTTGTTGTAGGCCCACAAGGTTTCATGTTTTGATTACTCTCATCCCCACCACCATTTCCATCGCTTAAGGTTTTATCTCCTCCATCACCATCTAGAAGGATTGTAACTCTTTCATTTTTTACAGTAAATGTTACGGTCTCAAATTCTTCATCTTCCCAAGTGAGTCGTGAAGTTGTTGGATTTCTGGTGCCATCCTTATTATTCCAGTATTCAAACTCTACTTCAGTAAATTTATTTAAATCTTCATCAAAAACAGAATGATATACTACTACATCATGATTTCCTCCAGCATTTTCTACGGAACAAACTCTCCAATCAAAAAATATTCCGTCTTTTGTTCCAACATGACTCCAGTAAAATGGTGCTTGATCCCCTGGATCTCCTGTATCTTTTCCATTACATCTTGATAATCCTATTGAAAACTCTTCATAATCATCCCCATCTTTATGAGTTCCCAAATCAACTTTCATTGACCCACCATTTAAATTTAATGGATAATCTGTTCCTACTACACATATTTTATTAGCATTAAGATTATTAATTTCAGTTCCAGGAGACGGAGTGCCTGCTGGTACTGATACTGTTGCCACACCTGACCCAGATTCATTAAAATTTATCCAACTTGCTGACCTTGAAGTAGAAGAGGCTGATTTTGTTTGTGTGATTTTCCAATCAAATCCACTAAATCCCTGTTGTGAAGCATTCCTTAGTGGAATCACTTTGACACCAGGATTAATTAAGTCATCATCCGTTTCACATAAATTAGGACAATTCAATACTTTTCTAAATGATTTTTGTATTTGTACTGCTAAATCATCAGTGCTTAATGACATATTTCTTTCTCTATCTTCTTCTGGAAGTATAAATGCGGGAATCATTAATGAATTATTTTCAATATCTTGTGTTTGAGCATTATCAGATGTTACTAACCAATCTTGTCCTTTTCTCCCAAAATAAAAACCAAATTTAGAATTATATTTATTTAACATCATATTACCATCTTTATTTAGTTTTACAGACTGCACTGCTATCTGACTTTCTTTAGGTATCCTTAAAGTGCCCTGTAGGTGATTAGTATATGAGAATGACCTATTTATCCCTGCGGTTGTTTCCTGAATATCATTATTCGGAGTATTACTAGTAATAATTAATGACATTTATATATATATTATTATATTTTAAATATTTTAATTAAATATAATGCCAAAAAAAAAGGTTAAAAAAGTATATATTAAACAAGTTTTAAACACTGACAGACCTGATACACCATTTCAATATGATGTGAAAGGTTCTGTTGAAAAATCAAAAAAAGTTAAATCAAAAGATGTATTTGACTTCACTAAAAAAAAATAATTTATTTCTTCTTTACAGGTAATTTTATTACAGGTTTTTTAACGGGTAATTTTATTACAGGTTTAACGGGTAATTTTATTACAGGTTTTTTAACAGGTAATTTTATTACAGGTTTTTTAACAGGTAATTTTATTACAGGCTTAACTACTTTAACAGGTAATTTTATTACAGGCTTAACTACTTTAACAGGTGCTTTAACAGGTGCTTTAGATACTTTTTTAACAACTTTAGTTCTTTGAACAGGTTTAGTTTTATATGTTACCGATTTTTTTACATTATCTTTTTTTAATATTCTTCTTTGTATTTTTTTATTATCTCTTGAAACTTTAGGCAATATTTTAGGATTTGATTTTAAAAAATTCAAATGTTTTTGAGTTAAATTTTTATTTAATGAAATCCTTAATTTAATTTCCTCTAATATTGTATTATCTGACATTATTTAATATATTATATTTTATTTATGCCAACGCTGTTGAGAACATACCATTCCTTAGATTAGCAGTTCTAACAAGTTCAAGATAATGTCTGGAAATATATTGACCTGCGTCAAGTCCCCCATATTGAATCTGCATCTCAATACCTTTAGAATCAACACGCTCATTTCGATTAAGTCGATATCCTTGCCAGAACATAGTACCTTCAAGACCTTGCCCACCTGCAGAAGATTGTGTAGCACTGTTGTAATCAAATCCACCAACAACACCTGCGACACCACTAGCGGCAACAAGCGAACCACCGCGATCATATTCTTGACGAGTAATTTGCGGAACATTCTGCTCAGTTGCAACAAGGTCATGAAAATGAACAGATGGAGAAGTTCGGTCTACAGGATATAAACGATTATTATTATATACAAGATTAGTTGTAAATACTTGATTATTTATACCTGAAATACCTGGACAAGTTGCTTGGAAAGTATTTAGCATAGACAAGTCGGGCTGGTCAAATTCAAATTCAAGACCACCAATAACTTTATTAACTAAACGACCAGCACCACCAATGGGAACAATCTGCTGACTTGCTAATGCTGTATGCGTGAAAGACCTTTTAGCAAGACGATAATCAGTATAAGTCCAATTCATATCAGCATTTTCTGAGGCAAACCTTGCCATAAGATCATTATCATAAAATATGTAATCAGCAATAAATTGAGTTTTAGTTGTATCAATTTTCCATGCTTGACGCTCAGCAAGAGGCCCACCAACATTAGCACCGATTTGACGATTTAGACTTAGTAGAGGAGTAAAATGAATCTCAAGAGCGATTTGAGTAGAACCAAACATATATAACGGTAATTGATTAAATCTTAACCACGGGACTAGGTCTGCCATACTTACAGAAAATTCACTGTGATTTTTATTTTGTAATTCTTCTTGAATTGCTAAAGTGCCATCCACACCATCATCATTAAGCAAATATTCATTTTTAGTTCCTAATCCGTAACCAGAAGCATTAACATTAGATTGATTACCGTTATCGTCACCTTCATAAATTAATTGGTGTGACATAATTCTACTAGTTAAATATGTTTCCCGTTCAAGATTAATATCATTATCAATGAACATAGATTTATAAGCCATCCAATGCTGGAAATCTGTAATCTCTGATACAGTCTCAGTTCCAATACGAAGTGCTACACGGTCAATTAAACTATATACACCAACACCTACGGGGAATGACGAAGTAGAACTTATTGCGTCTGATAATGCAGTTTTCTCCATTGCTAACTGAATACGAGAAAAACTATTGAGAAATCCACGATTATCTAACACAAATCTACAGAAAGATTGATTATTTACAACTGGATCCAGAACTGTAGTATCATAATCCATGTTCATATCACTGGTTATAGAACCAATATTCATAAGATTAGGAATTTTAGAGCGTTCATCTTCAACCATTGCCATATTTATATATTAAATAAATATTTAAATTATGATTATTAAATTTAAAAAAAAAATTATTATTTATACTTTTTAGTTTTTTATTTTAAGAAAGAACTTGGAGACCATTAGCGTTCATTACAAGAGTCTGCTTGCTACGAACAAAGATAAAAGCACTGTGCGGATTATTCTCTGTTAGGCCTGTTTCCATTTGTACGCCAAAGTTATCAGTTCTGAAATCCAAACCGTCACCCGAAATATTGTCATATTGAACACCAATGCCGAACATGAGACCAGCGTCAGCAAAGTCATTGTAATCAGTAAATCCAACACGGTTGTAAGTTACAGGAGTAATCTGGGAATTTTTATTTTTCATAAATGGAACAAATGTGTTCATAATTCCACGAACTAACTGAGGATCAGCAACAACACTTGCTGCATTATCTTTGACATTAGCATCAATATTATATTCAAGTGGAACTTGCTGACCTCCTTTTAACCAAATTACTTGTTTAATCGGAGCAATTGTTCCAGTAGATAATTTATTAATTAATGGGGTAGTTTGATACCCGTCAAAATCTAAATTATTCAAATAAGTAGAAGGAATAAAATTAATAAATACTCCAAGAACTCTAGATAAACCCAAACGGAAATTTATAATAGCATTAGTAGAATTTACAGTCGTGTAATAAGAACTAATAGCATTATATTCCATAGTTGTGGAAGATTGACTCATTAAACGGGATAATTCATCAGGGGCTGGATTAATTACCTCACATAATAATTTTAGATTAGTAAGTTGATAAAATGCCCCCGTATCTGTCCCAGCACTGTTGAAAAACTGACTATCAGGAGCAAGGTGAATATCAATACTTAAACCACCAATACCCCAACCTTTACCACTTAATCCAATAGGTTCTTTGTTATTTAGGAAACCAGTGGGAAGATTTAAACAAAAGGAATTACCCGAATATTGTTCATCTACTCCACCAAGCGAACCATTAACATTATTTACAAATGATAATTTATTACCAAAACTATTCGGCATCATTCCAGAAGTGCAACCCAAATGACCAATTGCTTCCTGCTGACTTGATACATTGGGAAGATAACTTGCTAAAAATCTACCATAATGTCTGACATGTTCAATAACATTCTTAGTCTTTTGACTAGATAAAACTACTTGCTCAATCATTCCATAAGCCCCTAATTTAGGACTAACATTTAATGAATCAGAAGGGAGTGGGGTGACACCAGTATCACCCGAAGAAGATTTATAACAACTAAGATTACCACAAATTCTCAGAGAATTTCCAATTAAAAATCGGTCGGTTTCACCTATGATGAAATTTACCACTGGGTTACCATCTCTATAAGACACGCGACCAGTTGAAACAATATTGCTGGGATCTATCTGTAAATAACTTGTACTTCCTCCAGAAATATTAGACATTATTTATATAATAATTAATATTTAAATTTCATATATTTAATTTAATTTAATTTAGAAAAAAAATTTTAAATTATAAATAAAATGGATTGTGATTTAAAAGGAATTTTAAATAATATTACCCATAATTGTGAAACAGACATCGAAATTATAAAAGATAACTGTGAAGTAATTTGTTTAATTTCAATTACAAAAGCATTAAATATGTGTTATTTTCAAATGATGGAAACAGGTCTATTAGAACAAATGAAAGAAATTCTTAAATATTGTTATACAGGAATAGGACATTAAATAATTACTTGGACATTACCAGACTTAACCTCAATCCTACGAATATGAGCACAGTACATACACCATAGTTTTGCTTTCGTGGGCTCGGTTGTTTCTTGATAATTTACTTGAAGACTGAAATCTTTATTACGAGCATCATATACAGCGTCACCAAGTGCAAGAGCACGGCCTATGACAAAGTTGGAATTAAACCTTGCCATAGAATGTCCAGTGATTCCTGCCTGACTTAGAGATTTATCTAATTCAATCATATGTTGTCCAGAAATTGCTTTCTTGCTAGATACTCGGGTTAAATCAACACGACGATTAGGTTGGAGGCGTCCATCATATAAAAATTGATAATTAGTAATATGGTCTACAACGCCCTCAAGATTCGGACGACAAGACCTTAGACGATAATTAGTAGGATTTTGATCATCATGTTCATGCTCAATTTTATAAGTGTCAGTAGCACCAATAATTTCTTTGCTTGTGTAAGGAGTGCTGTCCAGGGGAACACATAGAATGGATTTAGCACGAGAATTCTCAATAGGAATACGAATATTAGCAACACGGTCAGAAGCAAGTTGAGAATATTTATAACAAGTATAACTCAGGAAATCATAATTAATCATACCGCCTTCCCTCATTCTTTTCATCATTTCATTCTCATATTGAACACCCGCGTCAATTTCTTGAACAATTAATGCTACATTCTCAACTCTATACGTAGGATTGTAACTAGTTGATTCCTCAACAGATTTAGAATAAACAAACCAATCTGAAGCATTATCTGGTCCAGCCCCAGTAATTGCTGAAGCAGACACTGGTCCCAGAGTTAATGATAATTTATTAACCGCCCCACCTGTGAAATTTATTGCAGTAATTTCTGGAGCACCTGTTGTTGCTGCCCAAGTAACAGTAGTGGTAGTTGATGCATTAACTCTTTCAAATCCAATCTTCTCACCTACTACGAATGGACACTGACCAGCATTTAAATATTGACTATTTACATCATTTAGGAAAACCGTTGTAGAACTACTGCCATTAGGCCACGAGGCACCAACAGAACTAATACCAAAGAATTGAGGATTAAGATTTAATTTACGGAATCTCATTACGCTTTCTAACTGTCTGAAACAATAACGATTATCCTCAAGTAAAATAGTTAATGTAATACCACCTAAAAGAAGATTAGGGAATATTTTATCATTCTGGAAAATACCTGTATGAATAGGAATTATTACTTTAGCAGATTGGAAATCATCTGCCGTAAATGAAGCATTCAGGACAGTAGAGGCATTTGCTATAGGAGATTTGAAATATGGATTAGTATGGAAATCATTCTGAACAGATTTAGTACTACCTTCCGATCCTCGAGTATCTGGGGTATATGCCGTTGCTCCTTCAGTTAAAGCCCGTTTTCCACGAAGACTGTTATTAGTATGATAATCATACATTACACTTACTAAAGTATTGTAATTATCAATTTCTTCTAATAGTGTTCCATTAGAATCATGAACTCTAATAGTTCTGCATAAACTCTGGAAACCAGTCTCCGCATCTAACTGAAGACGAGTTGGTTTAATAGAATTCAAAGCAGTACTGGCATTATATGTCGGTGGAATTATTACTACATCCGCCTCCAACATAGTTTGCTGGGGATTGAAAAATTTAAGTCCTGGGTCAATTCGGATTCGTATTTCCTGACCTGCTTTATAATTAACACCATTCTCTGCAGGAATGCGAACAGATTTTTGGGCAATAGGAATTTTATTTGTTGCTGACCAGTAACTCATTATATTTATAATTTAATAAATATTTTAATTTTAAGATTTAATTTTAGAAAGAAAAAAACAATTTATTCCTTTTCAATTATCTCAAATTCAAACATCTCTTTAAGTTCTTTTCGTTTAAAACAATGGTCAAGCGTTTTATTTGAATTATAATTTGTTAATTCAATTGGTTCCCGAGTTAAAACATTATACATTACTAATATATTTCTTAAATCTTCCCAAGATTTTTTATGAACTGTGTTAGTATTCGGTGGATTATAAATATCTCCAACTTGCTGATAATTATTTATAAAATAATTTGGATTTTCCTTGATTTCTTTTATAATTTTTAATGAACCATCTTTTTGCTTTTCACATTCTGGGATAAATTCAACATATTTCATATCCATTCCAAGAAGTTTTAAATTATTAAATCCAATAATATATGAATATAATACTGCACATGAGCCACTACACCAATCTATTAAATATCTGAATGGATTTCCTTCACTTCTTTGTAACTGTTGAAGATACATTACATTTTGAAATTGTAAAATACCTTCCCAATGTTTAATGATTGAAGCATCTAATAAAAATGTTTCACACCTTTTATTTTCAATTAAATCTTTAATACTTTCTATATTAGATTTTAATACATTTGAATCTACACAAACATAATGATTCGGATACCAATCTATTTCTCTCCAATGTCTAAATGCTAAACATGTTCCAACCGTATTTTTATCTTTAAAAAATTCAAAATCAAAACCCTCTAATGATTTCCCATTACCTAATATATAAACTTCTTTTGATTCATTTGACATTTATAATTATATATATTTATATTTTAAATATTTACCGCCCAGATTGAATATTATCTTTAACTTCTGCTCCAGTTGTACCCAATGCTTTACCAACTATAGGAATTTGTGCTTGTTGTGGAATTGGTTGTGCCTTCGCCTTTGCCTCATTTTCCGCTAATGTATTTTTTTCTTCTTTATCTCCTATGAGATCAGCACCCGCTGCAACAAGTCCTAACACACCTCCTGCAATATTCAAGGCGAGTCCTATTGGAGCACCTACTATTGAAGCATCTAATGCCACGCCTGCCGTTTCTAAAGCAGCCACTCCTAACGCTGCAGTTTCTACACCTCCTGCAGCAATCTCACCAATATTCCCCGCTTTTTGTGCATCATTAAGTTTTTTGAATCCACCTTTACTATCATTATAAATATCGTCTACTGCTAATCCAATCTGTAATGCTCCACCTAATACTTTTGCCCCTCCTAATGCAGCCTTTGCCTCAGGAGCAGCGTCTTCTTCCAAGAATGCTGCACGCCTAGCAGTCCTGACCGCTTCGGTGGCATAACTCTCGTCTGGGCCTGCCGCCACCCTATCAAACATCATAGATTTAGCATCTCTTATTCCTGTATATGTTTTCTGTACTGCTTTTAAAGTATCTTCAACTGCTTTACCTTTAGTTAATATTTGATCTCCAACAACTTCTCCAATTTTTTTAAAACTTTTATCTGCTAATTCATTTGTATTAAATGTGTCTATAGCATTCTTAACATTATTCTGATATTTTGTAACATTTTTCATATTAGATTGTCTAATTTGTCTATTTATATCATGACCTACTCTATCAGGAATATTTCCTAAAGTTAATGCATGATTGAATCCATAAGCATTCTCGGACATATTATATATTAACTAAATATTTAAATTACTATTTTATATTTTTATAAATCTTTCTTATAAGAAGTAAAACTTGTAAGAACATAAATTTAAAAAGTTTTCTAAACAAAAAATAAATTTTCAAAATGAATCTAAAAAAATCTCTTCATAAGATCTCTTTCTCATTAGAAAGGTTTATTTAAAGATATAAAAATATATCAATTAAAATGGAAGAATATTATAATTTTAATAAAATAAATGAACACGCTAAAATATCAGATAAAGAAAACTACCATAGAGGTTACAAAGACAATATTTTTAGTGAAAAACATTTTATAAAAAATAAATCTGATTGGAGGTATGCTAGGACATTAGACATCAATAATTTACAAGTAAAAGAATATATGATTCAACATCCTGACAAATTTAAAACAATGTGCCTAGTCAATCTTTATCACAGCCAAGGTAATAAATTTAATAATATTTATAAACATGAATTCACTAATCTATTTAAGGATTATTTAAGTAAATATATTGATAATAGTTCATTAACTAAAATTAATAAAAAAGAAATGATTAATAGAAATCTTACTAATTTTGATATCAAATATAATCTTATTTTTAAAGAATGTAAAAAGAAACACAGGTATTCTCAAAAATGTAAATTAAAAAAAGAATATCTAAAATATTTAGAATGTGGTGATATTGAGCAATGTAATTTAAAAGATTTATTGTATATGATTATTTATGCCATTGACACTGAACAATCTTTACATTCTTCACCTTCTTTAGATTCCATGTCCTCAGAAGTATGATATTATAAACATTTAAAGAAATAACTACTTAATATATTGATATATATAAATGGAAAATTTTAATAAACATTATAATAAAATTTTTGAAAAATATGAAGATAAATCTTCTGGTTACAGAAGTAAAAAATCTCAATTTAAAAAAGAATATAATAAATATTTAGAAACAGGAAATATTAATAAATTTAAACATTCTCTAAAAATATTCATTGCCTATGTAGAATTATCTGAACAATCTTCACCTTCTTTAGATTCCATGTCCTCAGGAGTATCAACATGATTATCATCTAAATCAGTTTCAGTATTCCATAATATTTCCTCAAATGACCTTAATGCAAGCCCCTCTTGAACTTTCAAATATAGAAAGTCATATTTTTTTTTAACTGCTTTCTTATATACTTCATAGAATTTAGTTTTATCACCAAACATAGAACAGTACTCCTCAGCAATCTGTTCTAATTGTTTGTTATTAGATTGTTTAAAAATAATGACATCCGTAGCATTGTTTCTCAATATTGTATCCACAGATTTAAAATTCTGAACAAAGACACCCATTAAACCAATATTTTTATGTCTGAATCTTGTTGCCAAGAATGATATTTCATTATTTCTTTTCATATTAGATCCAAGAATATCGTCACAGATTAATGAAATAAAAGGCATATTTTCTTTCTCCCCAAATCCGTCTTGTTTAGCAACTAAATCACTAATTACTCCGTCAGTGTAATAATCAATTACTGAACATGACTTCTTTAGAAATCTGGCAGTCGGGTCATTATTTATTGTATTACTAATAATAATGGATTCGTCAAAGTAATCTTGTCCAAAGAACCCGTCCTCATATGGACGGAGTAACATATTATTTATTAAAACAGTCTTACCTGATTTTACTGCACCAATTCCTAACAGTAGAGCAGGTGCTTGAATAAAGTTCGGGTGTGTAGGTTTTATACGGGGATCACGAGGTAAATCTTTAACTGGTACAACAGTAGGGGGCTTATTAAAATTTACTTGTTTTTCTTTTTTTTCTTTTGGTGAATCCATTTTATTTAACACATATTTTAATTTTATAGATAAATAATAGAAATTTATATATTTTTAATAGATATATATGAATAATTTATTGCCTGAAGTTGTGGATGAAGTTGAGCCTGTTGAGATACCTGATATTGATTTAGATAATGGAGATAATAATGAAGAAGAAGAGGACACCGAAGGTGCTGAACAACTACCTGAACCTATTAAAAAAGAACCTATACCTACTGAGGACATATTCAAAGATGCTCCTGCACCTGTAATCGCAAAACCTAAAAAGAAGAGGACAATGACACCTTTAATGTTAGAAAAACTCGCATTATCTAGAGCAAAGGGTAATGAAACACGCAGGAAGAACAAAGAAGCAAGATTAAAAGGTGAAATGCCTACACCAACTCAAAAGAAGAAGATTGTCAAGGAGCAAGAAGAAGAGAAGAAAAGGCCTGTAGTGAATAACATAGTGCATGAAACAAAGAACATTACAAATAATATTACTCATGAAGATATTGAAAAAATAGTTAATCAATCAACTAAAAAAACATTAGAAGAATATGATACTGTGAGGAAACAAAGGAAAGCAGCAAAGCAGATTGTTAAACACAAAGAGATTGAACAAGAAAAAGTGAAGAAGAAAATATTAGCAGCACAAGGATATGCGTATGGACAACCTAATTTTTATGCGAATTGTTTTGGTTAAATTGATGTATTTTATTAATATTAGTTGAAATTTCTAATTGTAATTTAGTCATTTCTTGTTTTAAAAATTTATTCTTTTCTTTTAATGTTTCAATGATTTCTTCATCTTCAATAGATTTATCTTGATATCTATGTAGTTTTACAGTCAATTCCTCTTTATCTTGTTGTAATTGTTCAAGTTTAGTCATTTAATATATAATATATTTATATCTTTAAGTAAAACCTTTCTCATTAGAAAGGTTATATGGGAAGACTTTTTTTTGAATTCATTTTGAAAATATTTTTTTTGTTTATAAAACTTTTTTAATTTATCTTGTTCAAGAAAACCTTTCTTATAAGAAAGGTTTCTAAAGTTAATAGAAATAATCATGAAATATATTAGTATTAAATTTATATAAAATATATATTGACCTATTAAAATGGAACTATCAGAGATAACAATCTTAGATGCCAATCAAAAATTTAGTTCTGAGTTTTTGGGAGGTAATAATTCAAATGCCCTATTTACAAATAAAATGGGGCACGGTATTGAAGTTCAACCTGGAGATAAAATATCCATATATAACTCATTCATAGCAGAGGCTGGTGCAACCACAGATGCTATTGAAATCACAGATAAATTTTTAGGAACAAGAGAAATTGTATATACTCAATTAACACCTGTAAATTATATTAATGGATCTAATGAGAAACCATTAGGATATGAAAGAGTGACCGCTTCAAATATTACTGAAACAGTGAATATGAGTCAGAATAATGTAGACATATTAACTAATTATTATAAAACTACTAATGGAGAAAATTATTTTAGTCTGCCTAGAAGATACTGTATTGAGGGTGATGGGCTTTCTGGAGCAAATACCTGGAAAAGCACTGATGATATAACTCAGGGAAGGTGTTATAATAATGGAATATTAAATACAGAAATAGGGGCAAATAAATATAATGGTTCATTTGAACAAGTATTTGTATGTGACGCAGATTATTTCTTTTTTAGTGATAATGGTTCAGGTGCAGTCGGCAATGACAATGTCAATGAATGGAAACTTAGAGGAGATAATTCAAGATACACGATATTTGTTAGGGAAGATACACGCTATGGACAACAAACGGATATGATAAATTTAAATAATACATTAGTATCCGTAAATACTTCTGGAACTGAAACAAATGGATTATATAGTCCATCTGAGTATCCTTATATTGAATATATTGAAAAAGTTAATATTAATATTCAACAAGGTTTTGTATCTCCGAGTGCTCTTGCAGAAAATATTAGTAATCAATTGAAAGAACAACAAGAACCTCAAATAAATTATTTCTCTTCAATATTATCTCAGCCTGGTAGTCCTTCACCTGGATATGAAACATTTTTACCCATGTCTGTTGAATTAAATTCAAAAACCTATCATACTTTCTGGAGTTCTGGAACAAGATTATCTAATCAGGATAATTGGACAGCGTGGAATAGTAAATTAAATGCTTCAGTGATATCCTTTAATTCAAGTTTAACTAATAATTATTTATCTCAGTTTCAATATATTGGTGTTAAACGACCTGATTTATTTAAAGCAGGAAGAGTATGGGCTTCTAATTCTGCTTTAAATCAACCAGGATTATTAACACAAGCATACTTTAGAACTGCTTATGATTTACATGAATTAAATTTTACAAATTCAGCAGACATAAATGGGAATGTCCCATTTAACAATTTACCTAATCATACGATCACTACTAAGATGGAGTGGGGACAACCTGCGAGTAATAAAACAATGGAATATATAAGAGACATTATTAATGCTCAAGAAAACTATCCAGAATTATTCGATAATAAATTTAATCAATATCAAGGTTTAGTTACTGTAAATAATTCAAGATTTCTACATATGAATGTTTCAAAGGATGGAACTGCTCCAGGAGAACGAAATACACCAATATCTTCAGTTGGTTGGGATTATATGACTGATGGAACGAATGCTTGTACTGATAATGCTTCTTCTTTTGAATATAAATCAACACCATTATTTTTTGATTATAATCCAAAATATAAAAATATAGATACAGATGGGGAGAGTTGGGAGACGGGTTATAAATATGGAATATTTAAAAAAGTTTTATATTCAGGAACCTATTATGTAGCATTAACTACTTCACATATAGGAATTGGCACGGACGGAACAGATATAGAAAATTTTTCTGTTGCAGTTGGTTCTGGAATAATTACTATGACTGGATTTAACACTAGTTTATTTGATAATGGTTTAACAGGAGCAGCCTCAGGACAAATAGGTGGAGGTTCTAAGGTTGTTGATTCAGGATCAGGCTTAGGGACGGGAGGATTTGATTCATTAGCAGGCCCAATAGGATTAGTTACCCCTAGGTATTATTTATTTACTGGGAATAATACTAGATTTTTAAGAACTAAAAATATAAGTGAAAGAATTAGAGACGGTGGTTTTGTTGTAATATCTTTTATTCAAGGAAATTCAGCTAATGGTGGGGAAAATCCCGATGCAGGGGAAGATTTATCATTAGACATATTAAATTCGGTAGGTACTGTAATATTTACACATGTAATTTCGTTTGGTGCTCTGGCATATGTAGGGAATGCTTTTACTGATTTTGTTCATAAACTTACAGATAACGAAGCAGCCCAGGGAGTATATTTACAAATAAGACAGAATACTTCTTCACAATCTACTTTTGATACGTATGGAGTTAAATACTTTGCTTTTGAACAGAATTTTTATGATCCCCTGCTTCCAAGGGATCAAACTTCAATTCCTAATCCATATTTCAGTTTAAATAATGGTTTAGGGACAAGCAAAATAATAAGCGAACAAACAAATATAGGTTGGGATATTCATTTTAATGCTTACGGGAATGCTCATATTGGTTTGTTTGACGGATATTTGAACAGAAATTATAATGAAAGTGGTTTTAACACAATGAATCCAGGATTTAATGGTTCTTCCAACACTCCAGAAGATACTCCAAACATACAGAATTTTCAATATGTAAATAAAATTTATTTAGGCAGTGATGACCCATTAGTAGAATATAATAATATTACTAATAGATTTGAAATATCTAATCTTCATACTCCTGAGAGAGTTCAAAATCCATTTAATGCTTTAATGAGTGATGGTTCTGAGACTGACACTGATCCTAGAATGGTTGCTGAGTTTCCCACACAAGGAGACATAGTTTATAAAATAAATAAAAGATTATATAACAATAATTTTACACCAGACATGATGCCTTATAATTTAAATAATTTTAATATTACTGCACAATTTGATAATATGAATGGAACACCTCAAGAAGCTGGAGCACTTAATATTTATAATTTAAATCAAAATTTACAAGGATGGAATATATTTGACCAATTAACTGGAATAATTATAAAAGATTTCGGATATACATCTGAAACTTGGAATGATTCTTTATTTGGAATAATGGGATTTTCATATGAACAATTTAATTCTACTGTTACAAGTTTGAATGACATTACAACAAGAGTAGGAAATAGTAATAAAAATAATTTACCATATGCTTTTACAAATGCTAATATAAATTCTGTAGACACAATTGATTTTCCAACAAATACGGGAGGGTCAAGTAAATATACATTACAAATTCCAATAACACAACAATGGAATAATACAAATCTGTTTCCAATAAATATGCCTCAACCAGCAGGCAAAGTACCAGCAAATCTATGGTGGGGTCGTAAGGTTAATGCTTTCCCTGCTATCACGGAAGCAGCAACATCTGTTAAATTATCTGCTCAAACAGTTCCCAGAGCAATTAGAACAGGGTATTATGCTATTAGATCAGATGTAGTAGATACTCCTAATTTCATTGGTGGGCCTGATAGTGGATTTAATTATCCAATATTACAATGTTTATCAAAGGTGAATGATACTAATGATTGGTGGGTTGGTGGGGAATCTTCAATTGAATATTCATTTACAAAAACAAAAACTATTACAGAAATTCGAACTGCTATTACAACACCTGACATGAGACTTGCATCAATAGAAGCAGGATCAAGTGTGTTATATAAATTAACTAGATATAGAACTGACCATACTGATATTATTGGTGAGATTTTAAATGAAAAAAAATAAATATATATAAATATTAAATATGAAATTATTAGAATTGTTTTGTGGAACAAAGTCAGTTGGTAAATGTTGTAATGAATTAGAATATGATTCAGTGTCAGTTGATTTTGATAATAAATTTAATCCAACACATTTATGTGATATATTAGAATGGGATTATAAACAATATGATAAAAATTATTTTGATATAGTTTGGGCAAGTCCTGATTGCACAGAATATAGTAAATTACAAAATTCATGGTTAGGTAGAAAAAAGAAAGGTGAAATTTTCACAAGAGAAATTATGGAAAATAATATGATTAAATCAGATAAATTAATATTAAAAACTTTAGAAATTATTAATTATTTTGATCCTTCATTATGGTTCATTGAAAATCCACAAACAGGTAAATTAAAAGATAGAGAAATAATGAAAAATATACCTTTTTATGATGTAGATTATTGTATGTACTCAGATTGGGGGTATAAAAAAAGAACACGAATATGGACTAATAAAAAGGATTGGAATAATTTATTATGTGATAAAAAATGTGGTAATATATTTAATAATGTTCATAAAAGTAATTTAGGTGGACATGCTGCTGATAATACTAATTCTGGTTTTTCATTAAAAGATAAATATAGAATTCCAAATGATTTAATTAAATCATTAATTTTAAATTAAAAAAGAGTAACTAATATTTTATTCAATTACTCTAACTCTTTACTCTAAATAAAAATATTATATTATTATATAAATGGCATACGGTTCATCAGCACCACCACCTAAAAAATCTAGAGTTCCAAAAGGTTCTCATAGAATGCCCGACGGAACAATAATGAAAGATAGTGCAATGAAAAAAAAAGCACCTGTTAAAAAAGCACCTGTTAAAAAAAAATTAGATTTTGATTTAAAAGAAGGTACATTCACACGAATGGCAAAAGAAAAAGGATACGGAGATAATGTTCAGAAACTTGCTACAGACATCATGAAACACCGTGAAAAAGGTGTTCTTCCGAATGGTAAAAAGATTACAGCATTAATGATAAAAAAGGCAAATTTTGTGGTCAATGCCAGAAAATTCAAGAAATAAAATATTATATATTGTATATGCCTTTGACAAAAGAAGGGAAACCAGTGTTATATAAACCTTGGAAGAATACAACAACTTCTAAAAATAAATTCTGGGTATATGTTAAATCTGATACTAAAAAAGGTTTTAAAAGAATAGGATTTGGATTAAAAGGAATGCAAGATTTCACGCAACACAAAGATGAAAAAAGGAGAAAATCATATTTAGCCCGTGCTAAAGGAATAACTAATAAAGAAGGGAAAAAGACTTGGACTGACCGAAATACTGCTAACTACTGGGCGACCCACTTCCTTTGGAATGCCTGATAATTAAAATATTGTGTAATATATATATGTATCCTTTATCAGACATAGGAAATTTAGTAGTAGTAATTTCAGGGGCACTTGGAAGTTTGTTGTTGATTGTATTCAAATCAAAATGTACTAGTATTTGTTTTGGGTGCATAAAAAGGAAAGTTCCACCAATAAAAAATACAACTTCAGATGATTTAGGAACACCAAGAACACCTGAAATTCCTGTTAGAGACGAAGACGCACGCCCATAATTTATTATTAATATATTTTATAATGTAAATGGAATATAAGATTCATAATTCATGGAAACGATTAGAGATTTTATCAATAGTTTATAAAATGTCGGTGGATATCAAAGCATTTTGTTATTTAAATAAATATAATTTGATCGAAAAATTAAGTAAATTTATAATGACTAATAATATGGATTTTTTAAAATTTTTATTTAGTCCTAAGCCTGTCCGAGTATGGTCATATACAGAAAAAAAAGAAGTGACTTCATTAGCAAGGAAAATATCTAATTATTATCAAACTTGTAATTTAGAAAACTCTGGATATTTAAATGAGGATGAAATTAAAATTGATATAGAACATATTAAAAGTTATACAGATGTATGTTCTGTGAATAGGGCAATAAAGAAACATAATTCAGTAACAGGAAGTAAAATTCCAATAAATGTTTGTTATTCTGAATATGAATTGACTAGACAAGATGAACGGATTATTAGACAGAAAATGATGGGTTTGACAATTAGACGAGGTAAATTTATTTTGGAATTCGATTAGTTAATTTTATAAATAAATATGTATTAATTATATTATGACTTCTAAATTAATTTATGGTGATCAAATTGAAGAATTAGATAAAATATTTTTAAAAGATAAATTTTATTTTCCAATGAATACAAGTAGGTCAAATGTTTTAAAAGAAAATGATAAAAAATATCCTGGATTTGCTTTAGGCATTGTATTTAGTTGGACACATGGACACGAATGGATTTTATCTTGTTTGTCAAAGCAGCCCAAATATTCAGTTTTATTAAAAAAAGCAATGAATTTTATTAATACATTTGATCCAGAGTTTGAATGCACAACAATTCAATTTAATAAAAATTATAAAATAGCAAAACATATTGACGGAAATAATGTAGGGGAATCATATATAATAGGTTTAGGTAATTATGTTGGAGGTGAGTTAATTGTATATGATAAAGAAGACAAGCCCACATATATGGACATAAATCATAAATTTTATAAATTTAATGGATCGGAATATTATCATGAAGTAGCAGAATTCTTTGGAGATAGAATTACATTGGTATTTTTTAAATTAGGTGGAATAAATGGTTGTTTAAAAAAATAAATTATTCTTCAATTCTATTTACGGCAACTTCATATATTTTAGCATCTTTTTCGATTCCAATAAAATTTCTATTCATATTTCCGCAAGCAACTCCCATACTTCCAGACCCCATAGTAGGATCAAATATAATGTCATCTTCTTTGGAGTAATATTTTAAAATCCATTCCATTAATGCTACAGGTTTCTCAGTAGAATGTTTTCCTCTGGTTGATTTAATTTCTAATAATGAATTAGGAAGTGCTGGGTCATAAGCACTTGTTCTATCTTTTCTTTCTATATCTAATTTTTTTATATCTATTTCTCCGTAAATAGTATCCATAGTTTCAGGTTCAGGTTCAGGACAATCTTCTTTAATTAATGAAGTAGGAAGTGGTGGGTCATATATTTTATTTCTATGACCTTTTCTTAAACTATCATCTGTTTTATTTTTATCATAACAATCTTCTTTAATTAATGAAGTAGGAAGTGGTGATTTATATTTATCTTTTCTATGTTTAGGATTAATAATATTTATATTATTTCCGTAGGCACTATCTTTAGAAATATCTATTTTAAATTGTTCTTCTTTTGTATTTTCTTTAATAAATTTATGTTGATGAGAAGATAAATCATAGAAAGGTAATTTTTCATAAAAAACATAAATCATTTCGTGTTTTCTCATAGGCATCTTCTTAGCACATAGGAAACCAGCCGAAGCAGATTTACACCATACTAAATCATATCGGAATGGACATTTCTTAGGACAACTATTTAATAAAGATAAACCGAATTTAGTAGTACAGGTCATAATTATGGGAGTATTTAATTTTTTAATTCTCATAAATTCAATCCATAATTTATCTAAATCGATTAAACAATCCCAGGAGCACGAAGTTTGGCCATAGGGAAGGTCGCAAAATATTAAATCAACAGATTTATCATCCATTAATTTCATTGAGTCAAAACAATCACCATTATATAAAGTTGCCATTTTTATATAATCTAGATATTATTTTTGGTAGACAAACTACGAATGTTAATTCTTTCATTACTAAATTAAAATTTTTATCAGTTATACCTAAATGAGTATTACAAGACGAACAAGTAAATCCTCTAAAACTTCCTGTGATATGATTATGCTCCAAAATACTTTTTTTAAGTTTAATATTACAAAAAAAACAATTATTATCTTCATCTGCTTTTTCACAAATATCTTCTGGATAATATTTTAAACCTCTCTTTTTCCATTGTTGTAATTTATAATGATGTTTAAATTTTGGATCTCTTCTTCTTTTTGCCTGATATTCAGCATTCTTTTTTTTACCCTTTTCACTTCTATTATATTTTTGTCTTGATGTTAAATCCATATATTAGTATATTAATATAAGGTATATATCTTTAAATAAATTTGAAACTAATAAATTAATAAATAATATATAAATAAATGCCACAAATTGAAAGAAAATTAACGAGTTCTGAAATACGCTGTATTGCAACAGAATTGATGAGAACGGTAGATAATGTGCCAATATTTTATATGGTTGAAATATTAGAACAAGTAATGGAAATGCGACATAGACAAGGTGAAACTGAGGATGTTGATTTCATGTTAGAAACTTCTGAAGAAGAAGAATCTGAAGAAGAAGAAAATATAAGTAGTTCAGAAGAAGAAGAAGATTAATGAATATCATTATAGTAATGTGTTAATAATACTCCTAGGGAAGTTCCCCGATTAGTACTAAGTGCCATTAATTTTTTAATAGTTTCTTTATCAAGTGTTTCTAAATATAATGAATTAATGCTTGAAGTTCCTAGAGATACACCGAACTTTTCTTTTGTCAATCGTCCTAATTTTTGAGATAGTGAATCATTACTATATATTTCATTATTACTATTTTTAAACATAATATCATCGTCTAATGTTTTAATATATTTTTTAATATCTGATTTTAATAATTTATTTTCAATAATAGTTTCAGTTCGTCCGTGAGTTTTTACAGTTTTAAATTCTGCACGGGATATGAACATTTTTTTAGAACCAATAACAATATAATTACCAATAGATTTATTAGTTTCATTCATTTTATTAAAAGATTTAAGAGGAATCCATTTAAACTGTGATATTTCATTTCTAAATAAATATTCAGTCATTAAAAATAATATTAATGAATCTTGGAATTTTTCTTTGGATCTTAATTCATTAACAAATTCTTGAATTTCAGAAAACTTTACTTTATATTTTTCTAATTTTTTATCAGATATAATATTATTTTCTGCCATTTTTTTAGTTTCATTGTTATTATTTATAACTGCAAGTCTATATTTACTTTGTTCTTCTAAAATATTTAAATTTTCAATTCCAGTAATTTTACCATGCTTTTCAATAAATTCAGGGGGAGTTGTCATTCCAAGTGATAATAAAATAGGAATAATACAATTATAATAATTTCTTCTTGTAGACGGAACATTCACATCATCTAAAAATTTAGGTTGAAATTTAATCCATTCCCAATCAGCCCAATCGAATGTATCTTTTCCAGATACCTTTTTATGGTACTGTTTAAATACAGTAATATATTGCTTAATTGATTTTTCTTTAATATTAGGTTTGCTAATTCTGTATATATCAAATAGTTTATCTTCAGGGTACATTGTTTTATATTATATGTTATTTTCTTTTTAAGTATTAAAGTTATAAATTTATAAATAATATATAAATATAATATAAATGAATTCATTACAATATTTAAAAAGTTTATGTAAAAGGTGTTGTGATAAAAATAAATTACAAGATTTAAGTTTTACAGGAGAACAATTTAATAATCATAATTTACAAACAATTATTAAAAAATTACCAATTCATTACACATATATTACAGATGATTATAAAATAGATAATTACATTATTGATAATATTACTGTAAAAGTTCGGAAAAAATTAGAATAAAAAATATAAATATAATATAAATGTCTGAAGATCCAAAACCAAAAACCATGAGCAATCTTACTAAAAAAGAATTATATGATAAGTGCAAAAATTACATAAAAATTGAAGAGGAATTTAAAAAGTATAAAGAACAAGTAGCAACATATGAAGAACAATTAGAAGTTAGGGGGAATTATATCCAACAATTACAAAAAGAAAGGGACGATTTATTAAATAATGCTATTGATAAAGTTCCTCTATCATTAGGAGAACTATTATCTCAACAGAAAGAAAAATTAACTAAAGAAAAAGAGAAAACTGATAAACAATTAGAACTAATAAATAATTTTAGTTTAGTTTTCCATTAAGTTATAAAATTTTATTTAAAATATAAAATATATAAATGAGTTTTACAAATGATAAAGATACTGACAATTATTCAACTAATAAAGCAGGTTGGGAATCAATTAAAGAATATATACCTAATGATAAAATAATTTGGGCACCGTTTTATAATGACGGAAAACAAAAGGAATATTTTAAAGAAATGGGTTTCAATATCATACACGAAGATGAAGATTTTTTTTTAAATAATAAAGGAGAAATAGTAATAGATAATCCGCCATTCAGTAAAAGAGCAGATTGTTTAAAAAGATTAAAAGAATTAGATAAACCTTTTATATTAGTTTTACCTTCAGGGATGATTACTAATAAATGGTTCTGCACATTATTTAAAAATGAAATTCAAATAATTATACCCAAAGATAGACCTACATTTAGTCATTTAAATAATGGAAAAACTAAATATACACCACCATTAGGGACTTATTATTATTGCTGGAAAATGAATTTAGAAAAAGACATAATATGGTTAAACTAATTTTTCAAGAACTAAACAATGTCCATATATATTATAAACTTTATAAGTGATTGCATGAATATCCACTAAAAAATCAACTGCATCTTTTACCTCAGGCCAATTTGGGTCTGAATAATTATCAAATACAATTAAACCACCTTTATTAACTTTATTACGATAGTTATTAAAATCGTCTATAACTCCAACTCTGCTGTGATCTCCATCTATAAATAGAAAATCAATATTTTCAATAACTTTATCTGCCACTTCACTTGATTTTCCTTTAATTAGTTTCCATTCTTGTGAATATTTATTATTTTTTCTAATATTTTCACTTGTAATATCAAAATGATTTGTTAAATCAATTTGTCTATGAGGATCGAATGATTTACCATAATATCCTTCAAATGGGTCAATACCAATATGAAGACAAGGTGAATTAATATTCATCATCATAATCATGGATCCTCCATACAAAACACCAATTTCTACATATACTTTGCAGTTTTCACCCATATCTAATTTTAATTTTTTTATAAAATCTAAATGAGTAGAGGCACATATTTCACCCACCATTTCAACATTTTCCATTTATATAATTATTATATTTTAAATATATTTTATAAACTAATATTTCTAATAAGAAGTAAAAGTTGTAAGAGTTATAATTTTAAAAGTTTTATAAAAAAAAAAAAAAATTTCAAAATGAATTCAAAAAAATCTCTTCATAGGTTCTCGGTCTCATTAGAAAGGTTTTAATCTAAGTATTTATTTTTATTTAAATATTGAAATAATATTTTCCTATGTCTCTTAACCAACATATTTTTTAAATTTATACAATTATCAGGTTCATAGCGAGGTTTCCCTCCACAATTTAAAAGTTTATATTCCTTCATCCAGTTTCCATATTTAGCATATAAATCATATAAATAATTATCACATTGCCAGTTCTTTATTTGTTTAGGAAATATATTATCAAATATTTCAATATGAGTTTTATGA